TATCAGCATTATCAGTAGAGTGGTGGAGAAAATGAGCAATCTTCCCGGTATCCGTTTTTGGGCAATCTGGTTTTTGTTTGCCCTGTGTGCCGTGGGTTATGTCTTGGGCAAGGTGGCGGAGTTTTGCAAGTGATACGGTTTTTGTGTTTGCTGGTGTTGGCGGGCTGTGCGCGGACGGAGTTTGTACCTTTGCCGCCTCCGCCCTGTCCGCCGATGCCAGCCCTGCCGCTGGTTAAGGGCGGGGATTTGGCGACGTTGTCGGACGACGCTTACCGGGATTTGGTGGAGCGCGAGTTGCGGCTGAAGGAACACATTGGTCAGTTGAGGAGTTTGTGTGATGACAGAGGAATCTGAAAGCCCGAAACGGGCGCTGTTTGATTGGCGTATCAGTATGGGAAATGTGTTGGTTGTAATCGGCATGGTGGTCAGCGGCTTTTGGTATTTCGCTGACGCCGACAAGACCAACGCGCTCCAGGATGCGAAAATCGAGAACTACCAGGCAACGCTGCAAACCGCGATTGAAGCCGAGAAGCAGGCGCGCAAGGACGCGGTGCAAGTTGAACAGGTGGCGCGCCGTGAGGCATTGCAAGATTTGCGTGTGCGCATTGATGCCGACCGCGCCGAGATGCGCCAGCAGTTCGAGAAGATCAACGACAAGCTCGACGCCCTCGTCAAGTCGCGGGGGCAGTAATGGCACGATTGACCGATGTGCAATGGGAGGAGATGAGAGCCGCCCATGAGGCGCATGGCAAATCATTTTCGGAACTATCGGAAGTGTACGGCGTCCACAAGTCCAACATCAGCCGCCGGGCGAAAGCCGAGGGCTGGAATCAGGAGAAAACGCAACGCCTCATTTCTGCAACCGTTGAAAACGAAAAAGAAAAGATAGCGTTGCGCAACGAAACGCAACAGCTCAATGCAACGTTGCGCGAAGAGGTGCGACGTGAAGTAAGCGACCGTTTGGCGCTGGAGTTGCAACGCAATGAGGATTTGCAAAGACTACGTGGGGCGGCAATGACGCTCGCAGGTAAAGCAGTGGCGATGGCTGATGCAGCGGAGAAGATTGAAGAAGTGAAGGGGGCGATGGCCGTTGTTGAGGGCGCATCGAGAGTAGTCAAAACGCAGAGCGAATGCGTACTGGGCAAGACCCCCGATACTGCGATCCAAATTAACAACAACGCCCCGGCGCGTATTGAACGGGTGATTGTCGATGCGCATTGACACGCCTCGTTGGGCGCTACCGTTGCTGCAACCGGCACGCTACAAGGGCGCGCATGGTGGGCGGGGTGGCGGCAAGTCGCATTTTTTCGCCGAGGCGATTGTTGAGGCGCACCTGCTTGACCCCAACAGCAAGACCGTCTGCATCCGCGAAATCCAAAAGTCGTTGCGGCACAGCGTGAAGGCGCTGATTGAGGCGAAGATTGAGAAGCTCGGCGTGCTGTCGCATTTTGACATCCAGCGCGACCTCATTCTCAACCGCCACGGTGGCGGGCTGATTATCTTCCAGGGGATGCAAGACCACACCGCCGATAGTATCAAGTCGCTGGAGGATTTTGACCGCGCCTGGATTGAGGAGGCGCAGACGATTTCGGCGCGCTCGCTGCGTCTGCTGCGTCCGACCATCCGCAAGGCGGGCAGCGAGATTTGGGCGAGCTGGAATCCCGAAAACGAGACCGACCCGATTGACCGACTGCTACGCGGGGAGGGTAAACAACCGGGCAGCATCGTGGTGGAGGTCAACTTGCACGACAACCCTTTTGCGAGCAAGGAGACTTGGGATGAGTATGCGAACGACCGCGAGCGCGCCAAGCGGCGGCAGGCAGAGGGAGACAAGAACGCCTGGACGGATTTTGAGCACGTCTGGCATGGCAAGTATGCCGTGCTGTCGGCGGCGCAGGTGCTGGCTGGCTGTTATCGCATCGAGGCGTTTGAGCCGCAGACACTCTGGGACGGCCCCTATTTTGGGGTGGACTGGGGATTTGCGTCAGATCCGACGGTGATGGTTAAGTGCTGGATAGACGGGCGGACGCTCTATATTGAGCAAGAGGCATGGGGAGAGCACGTAGAGACGGTGGACACGCCCGCGCTGTTTGACCGCATCGAGGGTGCGCGACAGCACATCATCCGTGCCGATAGCGCCCGACCGGAGATGATTAGCCATTTGCGCAACCACGGCTATCCGGGGATGCGGGCAGCAGATAAATGGCCGGGGAGCGTCGAGGACGGCATCGGTTGGCTGCGCGGCATGGATATTGTCATCCATCCGGATTGTAAACACGCGCAAGAAGAAGCGCGCTTGTGGAGCTACAAGACCGACCGGCTGACCGGCGACGTGTTGCCGAAGCTGGAAGACCGGAATAACCATGTTTGGGATGCCTGTATCGCGCACGGCGAAAAGGTCGCCACCCTGCGCGGCAATATTCCGGTGCAAGACGTCGTTGCGGGCGATTGTGTCGCCACCCGTAGCGGCTGGAAACCGGTACTGGCGGCAGCGATGACCCATGCAGACAAACCCGTTTACCGGCTGGAGACGGCAGGGCAAACCCTGCGCGCGACCGGCGACCATCGCGTGTTTGTGGTGGGCAAGGGATTCATCCGCTTGGATAGCATCGAACCGGGCGACGCGGTGATTATTTTGGAGAACACGCAATGCAATACGTTGAAACCGTCCGCTATGGCGGGGGTAATTGGCGCAGATACCCCAACTCAAGCCGCCGCACCGACCGCGAGTATTTCAGCCGCGCGCCCGACGGGAAGCGCGAATGCTATTTGCACCGGCAAATCTGGGTGGACAACCACGGCGCCATCCCTGACGGCTGGCACATCCACCACAAAGACGGCAATTGTCAAAACAACAGCCTTGAGAATCTGGAATGCCTGTCGCCGCGTGAACACATTGGCGAGCGGCATAAACCTTGGGGCAGGCGGCGTGATGAGCTTGTCGCGCGGCTGGCACGCATCCGTCCGCTCACCAAAGCATGGCACGCTTCGCCGGAAGGATTGGCAAAGCACCGCGAAATTGGCGCATTGGCGTACAAGAATTTTCAGGGGATGGAAAAACCTTGTGCGCACTGCGGCAAGACTTTCATCACCCGCAATCTGGGGCATCAGGACATCTATTGCTCCAACGCCTGCAAGTCTGCCGCCCGGCGCAAGTCCGGCGTGGACAACGAAACCCGCCGTTGCGCCTGCTGCGGGGTGGTGTTCATCGCAAACAAGTATGCCAAAACCCGCTGTTGCAGCCGCCATTGTTCAGCACGTTTCCGACGACGGACGTGCGCCGGTGTATGACCTGATGGTTGCCGAGGCCGAAGAATTTTTCGCATCGGGCGTACTGGTGCATAACTGCCGCTACGCCTGCGCGCCGATGATACGCCGCGGCGGGGCGGGCGTGAGCAGCGTGGTGGCATCCGCCCGCCGACGCATGGGCAACAGATTATGAGGACAACGATGTTTCGAGGACTGTTCAGCAAGACCAAGCAATCAGGCAAGGTGCGCGCCAACCCGGTCAAGGCGGGAGCGCAGTTTGTCGTACCGACCTTCACTCTCTCGGAGAGTGATGTGGACGAGGTGCTCAAGCGCGCCAACCTGACGCGCTCCGACCTGCTCAAACTGCTCTACGATGACGAGATTTCGGGGTGTGTTTCCCGCCGTGCCGCCGCGGTCATGGGCAACCCCTGGCACATTGAGGGCGACAGCACCGACTGGCTCTATGCGGCGGTATCTGCCGTGTACGAGGATGCGGTGCGCGTCATGATGCAGGCATTGTGGATCGGCTCCAGCATCGGCGAGCTCATCTGGCAGGACGGCGAGCAAAAGACCATCCGCGCCGTCGTGCCGCGCGTCATCGAGCAATTCAAGAGCGACGCCGATGGTAATCTGGTTTGGAAATCGCCGAACGGTGGCGAGGTTGCGGTCATCCCGGAAAAAGTGCTGCGCGGTGCGGTCAACGTCAACAAAACCAACCCTTACGGCGATGCGTTACTTTCGCGCGTCTATTGGGCGTGGTTCGCGAAAAATTACGCCGAGCAGTTCTGGAACAAGTTTGCCGAGCGCCATGCCTCGCCGCTGACGGTCATCAAGAGCGCGGTCAATACCGCCAATCGTGATGAGGCGCAGCGGGATTTGGCGGCATTGGCAGCGGCCGGTTCGCAGGCGGTGGCCGATGGTGTCGTCGCCATGAGTGAACAGGACAGCATCGAGTTTGTCGAGGCCAACAACGACGGCGCGGCGCATGAAAAATACACCCGCCACCAAATCCAGCGCATCCAGAAGACATTACTGGGGCGGGTGCTGACCTCCGAACTGGAGACCGGCTCACGCGCGGCGCAGGAGACGGACGACGGTTTTACACAGTCTATCGCCGATGCCGACCTGACCTTTGTTGAGCGCGGAATCAACCACATCGTCGCTTGCCTGCTCACCGTCAACGGCATGGACGCCGAGGGCGTCTATTTCGTCTATGAGCGGGCGCAGGCGATTGACAAAGGGCGCTGGGAGCGCGATGTGGCGCTGCTCAATACCGGCAAGGTAGAGCTGACCGAGCAATACTACCTCGACAACTACGGCTTCGAGCCGCAGCATTTCCGGGTAGTCGCGGCGGCGCCGACCACGCCCAAACTCTCGCTCTCTCTCTCGCAGCTGACGCCAGGGGCGCAGGAAGTTGAGGACAGTATCGTTGCCGCGCTCAAGGATGCGCCGGAAATGCTCGGCGTTGAGGCGGTGCTTGCCGTCGCGCGCGAGGCGCACGATGAGGCCGACCTGATGCGTCGCTTGGTACTGCTCTACGATGACCACGACGACAGCAAGTACGTTGACTGGCTGGCGGGCGCGTTGGCGTTGGCAGCGGCGCAGGGCTACGTCCAGGCCGACAAGGGGCGCTACTGATGGCGCACTATCCCTCCGCCGCTGATTACCTGCGCGCCCGTGGTGTGGAGCCGGCGGCAGACTTTTATGCGCGTTTGGAGCATCTGCGGCACGAGGCGTGGACACTCGCCAAAATCAGCGACGTCGAACAAATCGAGCAGGTTAAGCAGAGCCTGGTCAAAGCATTGGCAGAGGGCAAGAGCTTCCGCGAATGGCAACAGGCTCTCACCCCGGAGATGCTGGCGCTGCCGCGCCACTATCAGGAGACGGTATTCCGCACGGCGATGCTGTCATCGTACAACGGCGCCAAATGGACACACTTCCGCGCGCACGCCGAGCGCCGCCCCATCCTGCGTTACATCGCCATCAACGACCAGCGCACCCGCCCGGCGCATCATGCCCTGCATGGGCTGATGATGCCGGTCGGTGATGAGCGTTGGGCAAACCTTGCGCCACCCCTTGGATTCAACTGCCGCTGCACGATGGTGAGCCTGTCTGAAAAACAGGCAAAAGCACTCGGTTACAGCGGTGCGCCGGGAAAATTGCCGACGTGGGAAGATGACCACGGCGTCAGCCATACCGCGGCAGCCGATAAAGGTTGGGGTAGCCCAGAGCGCCGCGACCTCACCGACTACCTGCGGCAGAAAGAGGCGAAAGCCGGGCTGGGGCGAGCGGTGTACGACGAAGGCAAGCCCGTACCGAAGCCTGAACCGTACCTGCCGCCACCGCCGACCGATACCGCCAGCGCGGCACGGCATCACGTCGTTACCCACGGGCAGGCAGACGGGCTGGAGCATGGCTATCTGGTGGACAAGGACGGGCGTTTGATTGACACCCGCAGCGGCAAGGCGGACAGCATTGACTACACCGACATTCTCGGCTTGCTGGCCGGGGCGACGCTGTATCACAACCACCCGAGCGCCACTTCATTGAGCGCGGCGGATATTTACCTGATGGCCGATAACGGGGTAGCCGAGCTTGTCGCTTACGGTACACACGAAGCGGCGGAATACCGCGCGCAAACCTTGGTGCGTGCCGAAATCGTCAAGGCGACGTTGTATGACGTGGATATTGCCGTGAAGCGGTTTTTAAGCGCCGCCTACAAACAGGGGAAAATGAGCAAGGACGAAGCCATCGCCTTGCGCCCGCACCTCACAAACACCGCGCTTGACAAGATGGGCGTGATAAAATACAGCCCTGTACAAATGAGCCACGCGACGCAAGCAGCCGTCCGCGCTCACGAGGCGATGATTCAGGAATGGTTGGAGCAAATCAAATGACCGCAAACAGCTATCGCGGCAGACTATACAGCGAAGCGATGCAGCAAACCTTGTCCGGACAACTGGCTATCTGGCAAGACATTGAGGGCGAAAGCCGCATTGATGACGCGGAGCGCGCCCGCCTGCTGGAACATTGCCGGAGCGATATAGCCTTCCTGCTGGATTTGGATATGGCGACCACCGATGATGTGCAACAGGCGCTCAAAACCCTGAAGCCGTCCACCCCACAACGCGAGCCGTTGATTCGCCTGTTGCAAGACTGGATGAAACAGGCGGCATGACCACGAAACACCACACCACAGCCCTTGCACCCGCAGGGGCTTTTTTATGGGCGCGAGAGATGGCCAACCTCCCGCGCTTTTTTTATTCCTCAAAGGAGTTAAACATGGCAAACCTGATATTTGGTGGCACAAGCCTGAGTGTGATTGACCGCAATGGCGACAAATGGCTGACCGTAAACGACATTGCGGCGGCGCTTTACCCGTCCGGCGAAAGGGGGTCGCAGTTTGCGACCCCCTTTGTAACGCGGGTGCGCGACCTCTACCGCCGCCATGCTGAAGAATTTACCGACAGCATGACTGCGCTGATTGAAATGGAGGGTGCGGGCGGCAGACAGAAAGTGCGCGTATTCAGCCTGCGCGGCGCGCATCTGCTCGGGATGTTCGCCCGTTCGAAGAAAGCCAAGGAGTTCCGCTGCTGGGTGCTGGACATCATAGAGCGGCACAACCACGAGCGCGGCATCCTCACCACCCAATACCATCAGGCGCTGCTGGATTACGCCACAGGCAAGGCGAACGCCAGTCTGTGCGGCAGGGGGCTGAACCTGTGGAAGCAGGAAAAGCCCGGCATCCGCAAGCGCCTTGCCGACATCGTGCAGAAAATACAACCCGATATGTTCATCACCGCCCGCTAATGCGGGCTTTTTTATACCCAAACCAAGGAGTAATCCATGACAACGCAAACCATCCAGTACGACAAGCCGTCCTTCCTGCACTGGGAAGGGCACCCGACCAACAGCCGCACCCGCGTCAAGGCCGCAAAACCGGTCAAGGCAGGCGAGGTGCTGGTGCTGACCGACAAAGGATACGAGCCGTTCAAAGGTGCGACCCTGCCGACCATCCCAGCGAGTGCAGTACCGGGTGCGGTAGTCGCCTTTGCGCTGGCCGATGCTGACAAGGACGCACAAGTACCGTGCGTTATCCGCAACGCCACCATCCTCATCGACAAGCTGACGGGTGTCGCCGCTGATGCCTTTGATGACACCAAGCCGCTGCATCCGCTGGTCGCCCATTGCAATGCTCAGGGCATCGCGCTCAACACGTCCATCGCCACGCAGCGAGGCTTTGAATGAGCGGCATCACTCTAAGCATTGCCCGCCTATCCGTTGATGAGCGGCGCAAGATGCGTGGTGTCGCCTACGCGGGCGGGGTGCTGTCCTACTACGGCGGCAACATCGCCATCGACCTCGACAGCCTTAAATTCGACGGCAAGCAAATCCCGCTCTTGCGCAGCCACGACCGCGACCGCGTTGTCGGTTATGGCCACCTCATGCGCGAGGGCAATGCCCTCATCGTCGAGGGCGAGATGCTCAGTAACGAGCACGCCGACGGCATCGTCTCCGCCGCCGATGAGGGGCTGGAGTGGCAGATGAGTGTACACATCGAGAGCCGCCGCACACTGACTCGTAACGCTGGCGACGTTGTCAATGGACAAGCGATTACCGTTGACGACGTTACGGTGTTGGCGGATGGCGTCATCCGCGAGGTGTCATTCACCCCGACCGGCGTTGATGCCGATACCAGCGCCCGCATCCTCTCCCTCTCACTTACCAAACCCAACCAGGAGCCAGAAATGAACAAGGAACTTGAACAACAGGTGGCGACGTTGTCCGCCGAGAAAGCTAGCCTCGCCGCTGAAAATGAAACCCTGAAACAGCAACTCGCCGAACAGGCGCGTGCTGCGAAACTGGCGCAACTCTCTGCCCTCGGTGTTGAGGGCGAGCGCGCCGCCAAACTCGCCAAAGCCGACGACGACACCTTTGCCGCGCTGGTTGAGCAAATCCAGCTATCGGCGAAACAGAGCGCGGTGATGTCCGCCAGTTACGAGGGCGGAGCAGCGCCGGAAACCCGACCGAACCCGCTGCTGCGAGCCTAAACCCAACACCTCAACCCCGCTCAGGGGCTTTTTAATGCCAAAAATTTAAGGAGTAACCCATGACTGCATTAGCCATGCTTGGTCTCACCCAGAAAGAACTGGACGAGGCCGTCACCCAAAAGCCCAACGTCCCGTCGCGCCTGCTCGCTGATCCGATGTGGCGCGAAAAGAACCTGACCACGACGACCGTCATGGTCGAGTTCGTCGGCGGCCGCGTCGCCCTCATCCCGGCACGCGACCGTGCCGACGCGCCGAATCAAAAAGCCTTCGGCAAAGACAGCATTGTCCGCACCTTCCGCGTGCCGCATCTCTCGCTGCAAACGACCATCCGCGCCGACCAGATTCAGGACGTGCGCAAGGCGGGGACGGCGGACGCGCTGCTCTCCAACGCCGAAGTGGTCGCCGACGAAATCACCGAACACCGCAACAGCCACGACGCTACCATCGAACACCTGATGCTGGGCGCGGTCAAAGGCAAGATTGTCGATGCCGACGGCACCACCGTCATCTATGACCTGTTCAGCGAGTTTGGGATTACCGAGCCGGAAACCACCATGCAGTTTGGTGGCACGGGCGACCTCGGCCTCGTCATCGAACAAACCCTGCGCGCGATGAAAAAGGCGCTCAAAGGCGACGTTGCGAGCGGTTGCACCGTGCTGTGCAGCCCGGAATTTTTCGACTCGCTGGTCAGCCACAAATCCACCAAAGAGGCGTGGCTGCGCTACCAAGACAACGTTCTCGCCCGCGAAAACACCCAGGGCAAGTTCGCTTGGAAGGGCATGAACTTTGAAATCTACGACTACAGCATCGGCGCCACCCCGATGATTGAAGCAGGCCATGCACACGCCTACCTCACCGGGATGCGTAACGGCTTCGTGCGCTACAACGCCCCCGGCAACATGATGACCGAGGCGAACAAAATGGCGCGCGCCTTCTACATCGACGTGGAAAACCTCGAACACAAGCGCGGGGTGAGCGTCTACACCGAGGGCAACCCGCTGCCGATGTGCTTGCGCCCGCAGACCCTGATGCACTTCAAGAGCGCGTGATGTACGCACAACCGCAAGACATCATCGACCGCTTCGGCGCGCGCGAGGTGAAACAGGTGTTGGAAGCCGACCCCGACCCGCAAAACGCCCGTCTCTTGGCGGCGTGTGCGGATGCGGCGGCGCTGGCCGATACCTACATCGCCCGCGCGCACCCGTTGCCCCTGCCGTCCGTGCCAGCGGCGCTGGTGTCAGCTACGGCGGACATCGCCCGCTACCGACTGCACGACGACCAAATCAAAGAGGGCGGCGACACCGGGAAAACCACCATCCGCCTGCGCTACGAGGACGCCTTGAAATGGCTGGCCGACGTCGCGGCGGGCAAGGCGCAACTCTATCCGGGGAGCGGCGACAACCGCAAACCGGATAGCCCGTTGCCGCTTACGGGCAATCATCGCATCGCCGTCGTATCCAGCCCGGTCGTCTATGATCAGGCGACGCTGGACAAGATGGACATGGTGCGGCGGAGGTAGCGATGCGCTTTGTGGTATCGACGGACGGGCTGGACGAAGCGCTCGGCACGCTGCGGCTGTTGGCGGCGAAGGGCAAAAACCTCTCGCCAATGCTGGACGAGCTGGGGCGGGACGAAGAAGCGCGCGTACTGATGCGCTTTGAGCACGGCGAAGCACCGGACGGCACGGCGTGGCAGGCACTAAAACAGCCGCGTCGCCCGACAAAAAAACGCCCAGCCTACGTCCCCGCAGGACAACAACGCATCCCCGGCGATAACCCGCTGCGGGATTGGGGCGTATTGCAAGGCTCCATCACCGCACAAGCACACGGCAACATCCTGCAAATCGGCACTGCGACCGACTACGCCCACTATCACCAGTTCGGCACACAGCACATCCCGGCGCGCCCGTTTTTGGGCGTCTCGGACGACCTGCTCGCCAGCATCAAGGAACTGACCCATGCCTACTTCAACCTTTGACGTCAATGCCGCCTACGCGCCCATCGCAGCGCGGCTGAAAACGGTGGACGGGGTGCATGCTGTCTGCGGTGCCAACGACCTTGCCCAGGTGATAAACGGCAAGACCACGGGGACGGACGGCTACGTCTATCTCATATTCGACGGCATCGCACCCAAAAGCGACGCGGGCAACGGGCGCCACCAACTCATTACCGTGACCTACAGCATCATCATTGCCTCGCAAAATTACCAGCGCGACGGTATGCCGGACGGCGTGGGCAAGCTGATTGGTGGCGTCATGCAGGCGATGGCGGGCTTTGCCCCGCTGGATGATGACCCGCGCGCGCGGCAAACCTTGCAAATGGTGCCGGGTGAGCGGGCGGTATATGCCTACGGTTTGAGCCTCTACCCGCTCAAATATCAACTCAATCTCAATTTCCAATCCAAGGAGTAACACATGGCAGCACAACTGCGACACGACGGCTTCATCGGCGAAGGTACCCTGTACATCCGCCGCCTAGACCGCACCGACCTCGGACTGATTCCGGTGGGCAACGCCACCGAATTATCCGTGTCGACAGAATCCGAAGTGAAAGAGCGCATCTCCAAAATGCGCGAGAACTACGGAGCGGTCTTGAACACCGTCATCCTGCCGAAATCCGGCGAGTTAAAAATTACCCTCGACGACTTCAACGAGGAGAACATGGCGATGGTCTTCCAGGGCGCGCTGAAACGCGAACAAATGACCGCGCAAACCGTCTCTGATGAAATGGTTGATGTGGATTTGGGGCGTTATTTGAAACTCAAACACGGTTATCTCACTGAGACCGACACCACCGTGAAAAAGTCCGACGACACGCCGATTGCCGCCGAGCATTACGAAGTACATCACCGCCTCGGCATGATTAAACTCAAGGACACCGCGGGCGTGGCCAAAGGCGACAAAATCAAGGTCAGCTACAAAACCGCCGACTGGGAAGCGTGGGTCATCCAGGCGAACACCGACAGCCAAATCAAATGCGAGCTGGTGCTGGACGGACGCAACCGCGTCAATGGTGCGGATGTCAAACTGCACATCCCGAAGGCAACCCTGTCGGCGAGCGGCGCGTTCAACTTCTTCTCTGACGACTTCAACACCATCGAGCTGTCAGGGCGCCCAGAAGTGCCGGAAGGTCAGACCAGCCCGTTCACAGTCACGCTCAAGGCGTAAGGAGGCGACATGAAAATCCGCGCCATCAAACCCTTTGCCCACGGCGACCGATCCTTTGCGGTCGGCGACGAGGTGGACGCGTCCCTTGCCGCTGGCAAATGGCTCATTGAGCAGGGCGTCGCTGTCGAGGTGGTAGCCGAGACAAAAGAGGCGAAAGAAAGGCGACCTCATCCGCTGCGAACATTGCCATAAACCGTTTGAGATCGGTGTCACCCGTCCGCGACCGGCGCCAGCATCCGCAGCGGCGTCGCCCGCAGCCCCTGCGCCTGTTACCCGATATCGGGAAAAACCGGCGCAGGACATCAGCGCAACCGAGTTTGCGGGCGGACTGAGTATCGCCAAGTTCGTCGCCTTTATCGGCTGGTTTGTAATACTCATCGCGCTGCTGTCATTTCTCGCCGCACTGTTTAGCGCCAAACCTATGGTGGGCATTGCGATTTCCATTGGCGCGCTGGTGTCAGGATGCAGTTTGCTACTGTTTGCCCACATTGCCACTGCAACGATGAAAACCGCAGACTACGCCCGTATCACCGCGCAGAACTCGATGGAATAATCACACCCCATGCTTTTCCCGGTAGGCGGCAAGGGCGGCGACGAGCAGCGCGTTGTTTGCCAGACCTTGCTGCCTCGCCACTGCCTCAAACTCGGCGATGAACTCCACGGACAGATTGAACGACTTGGGCTTGATGCCCCGGCGGGCATTGCTTTCCCTCTGGATTTGGGCGCGGGACTTGGGCATTGATTTCTCCGTTGTCTTTGACTATATTGCGAAAGAGGGGGCGGCCGTACACCGCCCCCCGTCTGAATTACCAGGCTGGCATTGCCAGCAACAATAAGGTAACCAGAACAACTATTTTGATGAGTGCTTTCATCTCATAGTTCCTTCTGTAGCCCCCGTCGAAAGCCGGGGGTTTACTTTGCCGGACTCCCTTGAGCCGGTAGGTGTATTATAGGCAAGGCTACCATAAAAACAAGCCTAGCTACTGAATTATTTACAAAAAGCCCTTGCATCCGCAGGGGCTTTTTTCATGGGCGCGCGCCAGCCTTCCGCTTTCAGTAGGCGCGTCCTATTGAAAATTGCCGCTGGCAGGAGAAATTCCAGACTGGTCTAATTGCGGCAGGAAGAAGCACAGATACAGGCAATAAAAAAGCCGCCTGACGGGCGGCTGAAAACAGGTCGTTGCGATGTTGACGCATCCAACGACACGAAGTTAACCGGGTGGACGACTAACCTATGAAAGATTTTATCAAAAACCTCAGTTCGTGGATACATTTCGGAGTCAATATGGAAACGAAAATAGAAGCAAAAGCCAGCGAGCAGGGCGCAGACGAAGCGCTGAAAAGCCTGTATGCCAGCCTTGGTAGCGGGGTAAAAATCCTGCTGACGTGCATGGGCATCGCGCTCATCCTTTGGGCGGTGTCCAGTCTGAAATAAATGGTCATGAAAACCTTTCCTGCCAGTTGGGCGTGTCATACGCACAACTGCGCATTGCATCCGCAGGGGTTTTTTCGTATAGTAGCTCTACTACTTATACATAGCGGCTCCCGCATCCGACAACATTGCGGTTTTTTTGTATCCGTGCTCCATCGTTCGTTTCGCATGGCTACAGGATTTCACCCAGTTTATGGCGGGTCTAGAGCGCTGAATACAACACCTTCGGGGAATAAGCGCCGCCGACTATGTACGGTAGTTGAAGCCCGCCGCCTATTTCGCGGCGACCATAAACTGAAATACATAGGTGAAATTATGACAAACGTTATTCAAACCGTGGACTTCCACGGACAAACCCTTATCACCATCTCTCACGACGGCAAACACTACGTCGGCATGAAAGCCATTTGTGAAAACATCGGGCTTGGCTGGCAAGGACAACATGAGCGCATCCGCCGCCATGTGGTTTTGCAGGAAGGTGTCCGTGTCATACGGATACCTTCAAACGGCGGCGAGCAAGACATGGTTTGCCTACCGCTGGAATACCTGAACGGCTGGCTGTTCGGAGTGGACGTTACCCGCCTGAAGAACCCGGAAGCACGCACCGCCCTCATCCGTTACCAGCGCGAATGCTTCAAAGTGCTATATGACTACTGGCACAACGGCAAGGCAGAAAACCCCCGCCGCACCACGCCGGACGAACGTGCTGGACTGCGCCAGGCGGTAACGATGCTCACCACCAAGCGCGGGCTGATGCACGACGAAGCCTATCGCCTCATCCACCAGCGTTTCAACGTTACCCACATTGAAGAAATCCCGGCAGAACAGTTGCCGCAGGCGGTGGAGTACGTCCACCGTCTGGCGCTGGAAGGTGAACTCTTGCCGCCACCGGAAGACAAGGATGCCGACTATATCCGCAGTCATCAAGTGGCGGCAATCGGCCTGATGCACGTCGGGCGGCTACGCTTTGAGGAGCAGAAAAAAGCACTCTTGCGCCTGCGCGACCTCACGGCACAGGCGCATGAAAGGCTGAAAGTGACGCTTGCCGAAACCCGCGCCACCCTCGACCTGACCAACGACATTTTGTACGGCAGCGGTGCGATTTGGGACGGACTACATGAATCTCTGTTCCATTTGATGTTGCCCGACGAAGTGATGGACGAAGGCAGAAGCCGCGCGCAAAAGCACTACAAGCCGCGTATCTTGGCATAACCGAATTTTTAAGCAGCCCCCGACCTCGGGGGCTTTTTAATACCCAAAACAAAACCCCGCGAGGCTGGCACTTCGCGGGGTTTCTTCATATCACACCTTGGAGAAGGGAATGAAAGCAAATGAAGTATAGCAAAACCCGTGTACAGATTCACCCGAAGGAGGGATTGAAAGTGGAAACCTACGCCAGCCCGTTTGTGCGGGCGTGTATTGGAATCTCGTTGGTGCTGGTCGCCCTCGGCATGATGCTGCTGATGGCCGCACCGTTCGTCAAGGCATGGATGTAAGAACATGGCAACAGAACTGAACGTAGCCCTGCAAATCGACGCACGGGCGAACATTGATGCGCTGCAAAAGACTATCGACGAACTCAAGGCGGCAGGCGGCAGCACCGAAGACCTCGAACGCCAGTTGCAGGCGCTTACCGCTGAACTGAACCGGCTGGAGCAGGAGGCGCAGGCAAACGGGCTGGAGTCGGTCAGCGAAGATGCGCAAAAACTGCGTGATCAGCTCAATGCCACCAGCGCCGAGGCGGAGAAGCTGCGCAAAATCACCGAAGCCAAAATCACGCTTGGGCTTGCTGGAGATGAGGAAGTTAAAAAACGCATCGAGAAAGTTGCAGCCGCCTATCAGCTGTTGCAGGAGCAGGGCGATCTAACGCAGGAAGAACTGACGCGGGCGGCAGAACTCTACAGCGAACAGCTTGCCGACCTTGAGCGGCAGCTGGGCAGCGTTAGCCATGAGCTCTCCGCCCTTGAAGGCGCGCGGGTTACTATCGGCCTCGACGCCGACGACCGGGCGCGCCAAGAAATTGCGCAACTTGACCACGCATTGGAGCAGCTGCGCGAGAGCGGTACGCTTACCGAAGAAGAACTGGCACGTGCGACAGCACTGCATGGCGAGCGAGTCGCTGAACTGCGTGGTGAGCTGGGAGAAGTCGGGAAGACGGCGCAAGACAGCGCCGGACGGCTCGGCGAGATGGTAGCTGGTCTGAAAGACATTGTCGCCGCTGGGGGTGGTTTGGCAGGTGTGGTGCGCGAGGCGGTGCAGTTTGAAGCGGCGATGGCGGGCGTGAAAAAAGCCGTGGATGCCACGCCGGAAGCAATGGCGCAGCTCTCCTCGCAGGTCAAGGAGCTGGCGATTGAACTCGGCATGGTGCCGGAAGCCGTCGCTGAAATCACAGCTGCTGGTGGTCGCCTCGGCGTCGCCTTTGAGGACCTGCCAGAATTTACGCGCCTTGCCGGGCAAATGGCGGTGGCGTTTGACATGACGGCGGAGGCGGCAGGCGACAGCGCGGCAAAACTCGCCAACGTCTTCCAAATCCCGCTCAGCGAAGTGCGCGCGCTGGGTGATGCCATCAATACCCTCGGCAACAACACCGCCGCGCGCGAAGGCGAAATCGTCGAAGCGCTGACCCGCATCGGCGGTAGCGCTCGCCAGTTCGGGCTTGCCACCGAACAAACGGCTGCGCTGACTGCCTCATTCATCGCGCTGGGCAAAAGCCCGGAAACCGCCGCAACCGCCATCAACTCACTACTCAACCGTCTGCAAACCGGTGGGCAGGGGGTAAGCGGCTTCGCCGAAGGCCTCGAAGACCTCGGCCTCTCCGCCAACCGTCTTGCCGACAACATCCGCGCCAACCCGCAGGCGGCGCTGCGCGAATTTTTAGGCAGTCTCGAAAAACTCGACAACCAGCAGCGCGCCATCACGCTCACCAAACTGTTCGGACAGGAGTACGCGGACGACATCTCGCTGATGGTTGGCTCGCTCGCCGAGTACGACCGCCAGCTTGGCCTCGTTGGCGACAAAACCAAAACCGCAGGCGCGATGCAAAACGAGTTTGCGGCGCAAATGGACACCACCGAGAAAAAACTGGAGCAGGCGCAGATTGCCATCGGCAACCTCGCCAAGGAGCTCGGCAGCCAGCTGCTGCCGGTGGTTGCCAGCGGCGCCCAGGGCTTTGCCGGGATGGCGGGCGAAGTGCTGAAGTTTGCCTCGACCCACCCGCAGATTACCCGCTTTGTTACCTTACTCGCCGCCGCCAAGGCCGCATCTATCGCATTCTCGGGTGCGATGCGCGTACTGGGCGTTGAGGGGACGACGGCGACCAGCGCACTCACCGCCGGTTATACCCGTGTGACCACGGCGCTCGCCGCCTACCGTGCGCAGGTTGCCGCAGCCAGCGCTGCATCCGCCGGGATGAGTGTAGCGATGCGGGCGCAAGCCGTTGCCACAGCAGCGACTACTACTGCTTTGCGTGGTGCTGCTGGTGCGTTATCAGCGCTGGTACGCGCTAATCCCCTTGCCACCGTCATCACCGCAGGCGCTGCTGCTTTTGCTCTGATGAGCGGCAAAGTGGACGAGACCACAGCGCGCATCCGTGATATGGAGGCGGCGGTCAAGGACGCCAATCAGCAATACCAGGATTTTAAGGCGCAGGCACAGGGCGGCGTCCCGTTGGACGTCAGCAAAGCCGAGCAGGCATTGACGTCGGTGTCTGACGCCGTCGAAAAAAGCCGTACCGCCATGCTGCGCATCCAGCAGGAGGGCACGGGCGCCTGGGGCGAGATAGGCGAGGCCGTCAAAGACCACTTGCCATTGATTGACAGTCAGAGCGAGAAACTCGCCAAGGTTACCGCAGAGCTGGAAAAGCAGACAGCGCGTGAAAAAGAGCTGAAAGACGCCATTGCCAAACGCAACGCCGAACTCACCTCGCAAAAGGCCATTGAGGCGTTGGAAACGCAAAACAAGGCTGCGCTGGACGCGGCAAATCACATAGATACGGCGGCGCGCGCGACTCTGAACAGCTTGGCGCAACTGGGGCAAGGCTCGGCAAAACTCACCCGCGAGCAGGTCGAAACGGTCAAAGAATCGCTGAAGAACCTGACTTCGCCGGCGGCGTTGGACGAAGCAGAGCGCTACATCCATCAGCTCGAAGACCAGTTCAAAATCACCCGCGAAGAAGCCAAACAACTGTTGGCAGAAACAGCGCAGCAGGTGAAGGAACTCGGCATCGTCACGACGCAGGCTGCGGAGAAACAAAGCCTGTCAGTACGGATGACACGCGATGAGGTGAAAGCGCTCGCTGATGCTTACAAAGCGCTCGGCGCCGAAGTCCCGCAAACCTACCGGCAGATGACCGAAGGCGAAAAAGAGGTTACTGACGCGCTGAAAAACATCGTTGAACGGACTGAAGTGACCGCCGGACAAATGCAGGGACTGTTGCAAAACGCCTTTGCCAAAGTCGATAGCACGGAGGCGCTGGCGGCGATTGACCGCATCTATCAGGGATGGAAAGCGACGCGCACCCTGACCGAAGCGGAGGCAGACGCGCTGGCGCAGACGATGGTGCGCGGCGTTACCGCCGTCAGTACCGGCCTCAATGCAGCGCTGAAAACCCTCGGTATTGAGGCCGAACAATACGCCAGCGGCATCAGCGACAAGGCAGGCAAGTCGATAGAGGCCTTCGCCGTGGTCGCCAAAGACGCGGGCGACGATACTGACAAACTGGCGCGTGCCTGGGCGGCAATGAGCAGCGCGGCGAGCGGCAGCGCACAGGAAGTCAGGGCGGCAGAGGCGGCACTACGACAAAGCGTCGGCGGCGATGAAGCCAAGGCGGACGCCATCAAAAAAATCGCCGACGCCTACAAGGACACCGGCGACGCCGCCGAAAAAGCGCTGACCGCGCTCAACATCAGCAGCGCCGACCTCGCCCGTGGCCTCTCCACCGGCGTCTCCGAAATGCTTGCCAACTGGCAGACCGGCATGGCCAGCTTGAAAACGAGAGGCGAGCTGACGGCGCAGGCGGTGCAGACCGCCTTTACAAGCAGCCTGTCGAAGCTGTCAAGCGCAGCGGATTTCAAAGCGCTGCACGACGAAATGCAGCGCACCGGCACACTCTCCCGCCTCACAGCCGAGCAAATGCAAATCCTGCGTGCAGGGATGCAGGGCGGGGCGGAGGCTGCAAACGCGATGCGCGAAGCCCTGAAACAGGGAACCGATGCCACCCGTGAGAGCGCGGAAGCATCGAAAGCAGCGGCAGAAGCCAAGGAGCAAGAAGCCGCAGCAGAGCGCAAGGCGGCAGAAGCCAAGAAAGAGGCGGCGACGGCAGAGAAAGATAGTGCCGCTGCGGTTGAAGAAGCCACCGAGAAAAAGAAAAAGGCGATGATGACCATCTACGACGCCAGCAAGCTCAATGCCGAGGCCATTGGGCTCGTCGATGACGCCATCAACAGCATGGTAACAAGCATGGGGCACATGGACGCCGACGACTACCTGCGCAAAGTGGCGGCGATGTCGCGTGTTGGCCAGCAGTATGTCGCCGACGTGCAGCGCGCGGAAGC